GCGCCGACGTTCGAGCCTGACCTGAAAACGATCAAGGTCGAAACTAAGGAGGACGTTCGCAAGCGCCTCGGTCGTTCGACCAACAAGGGCGATGCTGTCATCATGTCGTGGTTCGACGGCGCGAAAGCGATCACGAACGTAGACGATTGGGACGTTCCAGGCTCCCGCTTCGGTCGCGCAAACGGCAGACCGTCAGTAGTGATGGGGCGCAGGGTCGCGGCGAGAGGACGGGCGCATTGATGGACGGCTCCACGAGAATTGGCATCGCGTGCCAGCAGGAACAGTTCAGCCGCGAACTCGTGATGGAATGCACGCCGCTTCTCCACGCGCACTACAACGAAATCGCGTGGCTGAAAGAGAAGATTCCGCTCGACCCTGACTACGAGAGATACGAGGCTGGGGCGAAGGCGGGAGTCATTCGGATTTTCACGGCTCGTCGGGACGCCGATCTTGTCGGATACGCGATCTTCATCGTGCAGCCTCACTTGCACTATCGCCAAACGATGTGGGCGATGAACGACATTCTCTACGTCATGGCGGGGATCAGGGGCTACGCAATAGGGGCGAAACTTCTTCGGTTCGCGGAGGAAAAGTTGCGCGGTGATGGTGTTCACGTCATCGGGCTTCACAGCAAGGACGCTCACAACATCGGCCCCCTTGCGGCTAGGCTCGGGTTCGAGCGCGTGGAAACGAACTGGCTCAAATGGATTGGAGGGTAAGATGGGCGCAAGCGCGGCGGCTTTGTGGTCAACGATTAGCGCGGCTGTTTCTGGCAGCGCCGCTGCTGGAACCGCTGCGGGTTCTGCCGGCGCAGCTACGACTGCCGCCGCTGTTGCAGAGGGTGCGGCTGGCGCAGGGCTTGGTGCTGCTGTAGCCCAAGGCGCTGCCGGCGCTGCGGTGGGTGCGGGGCTGTCTGCTCTACTCGCCCCGAAAATCCCCGGCGTGAAAGGCCCGACGCCGATGCCGGATCAAAGCGCCATCGACGCGGCGCGAAAGCGAAGCGTTGTGCAGCAGCGCCAACGAGCGGGGCGGGCGTCCACGATTCTTTCGCAGGGTGACGGCGGGACACTAGGGTAATCAAATGACCCCGAAACAACTGAACGAGTGCGCCGACCAACTGTTCTCGAAGCGGTCAACGCTGATGTCGCTGTGGCAGGAACTCGCCGTGAACTTCCATCCGGCGAAGTCCGACTTCACGACGACGTGGCAGCTTGGCCGCGACTTCATGTCGGACTTGGCGACCTCGTATCCGATCATCGCCCGCCGCGACCTTGGGAACACGATTGGCGAGATGCTGCGCCCGACCGCGAAGCCGTGGTTCCACATCCGCACCGCAGACGTTCGGATCGACAATGACGTGGATTCGCGCCGCTGGCTTGAGTGGGCGGAACAGACGCAGCGCCGCGCCATGTATGACAAGGATACGCAGTTCACTCGTGCCACGAAGGACGCCGATCACGTCTACGCGACGTTCGGGCAGGCAGTCATTTCGATTCAGGTGGCGCACAATCGCAACGGCCCGCACTTGCTCTACCGGACGTGGCATCTGCGCGATACGGCGTGGGCCGAGAACGAGCACGGCGAAATCGGGCAGGTCTACCGGAAGTGGAAGCCGACCTGTCGCGACCTGTGCCAGATGTTCCCTGGGAAGTGCCACGAATCCGTCGTCAAGATCGCAGAGAAAGCGCCGTTTACCGAAGTGAACTGCAAGCACTTCGTCGTCGAGTCCGACATGGTGGATGGCGACTACAAGAAGTTCCCGTTCGTTTCCGTCTACTACGACTGCGACCACGAACAGGTGCTTGAAATCACCGGGTCGTGGAACCTGATGTATGTGATCCCGCGATGGGAGCACCTTCAGCAGTCGCAGTATGCCTACAGTCCTGCGGCGCTTACCGCCCTGCCCGATGCGCGGCTCGTCCAAGCGATGACGCTCACGCTGCTTGAGGCTGGCGAGAAGATGACGAACCCCCCGATGATCGCTGTCGAGAATGCGATTCGCAGCGATGTGTCGATCTACGCTGGAGCGATCACTTGGGTCGATCAGGACTACGACGAACGCCTCGGGGAAGTTCTGCGCCCGCTGACGCAGGACAAGTCGGGGATGCCGCTCGGGATCGAGATGCAGCGCGATTGCCGTTCCCTCATTGCCGATGCGTTCTTCCTGAACAAGCTCGGGATGCCGCCTCGCGCCGCCGAGATGACCGCTTTCGAGGTAGGGCAGCGTGTGCAGGAATACATTCGTTCCGCTCTCCCGATCTTCGAGCCGATGGAGGCCGAATACAACGGCGGCATCTGCGACATGACGTTCGATCTTCTGCTTCGGAACGGCGCATTCGGCTCTCCCGAAAATATGCCGATGGCGTTGCAGAACGCGAGGTTCGACTTCAACTTCGTGTCGCCGCTGCACGACGTTATCGAGAGCCAGAAGGGGCATCAGTTCCAGGAGATGATGGCGCTCGTCGGGCAGGCAGTTGTGCTCGATCCGTCCTCGAAGAACGTGCCTGACATCAAGACTGCGTTGCGCGATGCGTTGCTCGGCGTCGGCGTCCCGGCGATGTGGGAACACACCATCGACGAGATGGCCGAGATTGACGCCAAGGAACAGGCCGCTGCACAGCAGCAGATGATGCTTCAGAACCTTGCCACAGGCGCGGGGGCAGCGAAAGACCTCGGGGCGGCGGCGCAGGCGTTCGCGCCGGCAGCGTAACGGATGGCTCAACCGCGCAAGGAACCGAAACCGATTGGGCATGAGCCGTGGCTTCCGGTCGAAACAGACCCCGCCGATGCGTCAGCGATACAGGCGTTGGCGGCGGGAACGGCAGACGCGAACCAGCAGAAGCGGGCGCTGAAGGTGTTCATCGAGAAGTGCGCTGACACCTACGGCCTCGGCTGGCATCCAGGCGGCGGATCGAATGCAGACTTCGCAGCCGGTCGCCGGTTCGCCGGGTTGCAGGTGGTGAAACTCTTGAAGGTCAACGTAGGACTACTCACAGGGAACAGAGAAAATGGCTGATGGCACGACTACGACAACCGAGCCGATCATTACGACCGCGCCGCCCGTAACCACAACGACGCCCCCGGTCACGACTGCGCCGCCCGTAACAACCACCGAACCCGCCCCCGCCGCCCCCGACTGGCCGGCAGACTGGCGTGCGAAAATCGCCGCCGACGACCAAACCCTCGCCCGCTTCGCCAGCCCGAAGGCGATGTATGAGTCCTACGCCGCCCTCCGCGCCAAGATGTCCTCGGGCGAACTGAAGGCGGTAACGCCCTTCCCGAAGGACGGGACGCCGGAAGCGCAGGCCGAGTGGCGGAAGGGGCAGGGGCTTCCCGAGTCGCCCGAGAAATATGACCTGACCGGCCTGACCATCGAGGAGTCGGAAAAGGACACCGTATCGGAATACCTCAAGGCGGCGCACGCGAACAACCTGAACCCCGACCAAGCGAAGGCGCTGCTGACGACGCGGGCTACCCTCATCGCGGCTCAGAAGGCCAAGCAAGCCGAGGTCATCGCCCAACTTGAACAGGAAACCTCCGACGCCCTGAACGCCGAAATGGGCGCTGACTACCGCAGGAACATGAACCTCGTTGCCGGCCTCCTCGACAGCCACGGCAAGGGCGATGCCGCCTTCAAGGAATCCGTCATGCTGGCGGTCAAGCGGGATGCGGACTTCGCCCGCTTTATGACCGCCGCCGCGCTCGCCATCAACCCGACCGCGACGCTGTTCCCGGCTGGCACGGGCGGCTCCCCTGGCGGCATCGAATCTCGCCTTGCGGAACTGAACAAGATGATGCGAACCGACCGGAAATCCTACAACGACCCGAAGATTTCGGGGCCGGATGGGGAATACTTCAAGCTCCTCCGCGCCTACGAGAACGCCAACGGGAAACCCTACGCAGCCTGATTGCTTGACGGTTGCTTGACGAACAAAGAAAACAGCGTAATCTATTGAACCACAAGGGGGACAACCCGAAAGGCTCCCCCGCTTTTCCAACACCAGTTTGCGTGGCCCCCGATGGCGGGGCGTCGGCTCCCTCTAAGGGACAACCCGACAAAACGCCGTGAAGGACAACCCAAGCGACGGTTGAATCTCAATCGTTCCCAAAGGAGTCCAACATGGCAGACACCAGTTTTCAGACGGCATACCGTCAAGAGTTCGTCGCTGCTTTCGAGCAGCACCAGTCCCTCCTGCGCGACACCGTGACAACGGAAGCGCAGATCAAGGGCAACCAAGCAGTATTCCTCGTCGCAGGTTCCGGTGGCGCAAACGCCGTGACTCGCGGCGTCAACGGTCGCATCCCGGCGCGTGCCGACGACCTGCAACAAAATACCTGCGTCCTTTCCGAGTGGCACGACCTCGTGCGCCGGGACGGATTCAACGTATTCGGTTCGCAGGGCAACGCTCGCGCCATCATGCAGATGTCCACGATGGCCGTCGTCAATCGCAAGATCGACGAGCAGATCATCACGGAACTCGGCAACACGACCGTCAGCGTCGGCGCCGCAGCCGTCGTCCCGAACGTGAGCCTGTTCCAGAACGCCAGCGTCAAGCTGCAAAACGCTTCCGTTCCGTGGGACTCGAACATCACGCTGCTGTGCCAACCGTCGTTCATCGCCTACCTGGAGCAAGCGCCGGAGTTCGCCAACGCGCAATACGTCAACCTGCGTCCCTACGCCGGTGACACCGCCGAGTGGCGCGACACCCCGATGTCCTACCGCTGGCGGAACACCCTCATCGTTTCGCACCCAAACCTCCCCGGCAAAGGCACTACGTCGGAGAAGTCGTTCCTGTTCCACAAGTCGGCAATCGGGCAGGCGATGGATACTGCCGGCCTGCAAACGCCGGTGGGCTACAACGAGGAGGAGGACTACTCGTGGGCGCGTGGGACGTTCTACGGCGGCGCGAAGCTGCTTCAGGCTGTGGGCGTCGTTAGCATCACGTCTGATGGCAGCAGCTACGCTTAACGGCCACGGAAAAGGAGAAAACACATGTCATACGTTTCCAGCACGGTAGCATCCACCCTCACCAACCCGCCTGTGCTGATGTTCAGCGCGATTGGCATTGGCCGAGGCAGCACCGCTCTCACCGGCAACAACCGGCAGGAGTGGTATTACACTTCAACCAACCTGACCACCGACATCTTCGCCGCAGCGGGGCAGCCGTTCTTCACGGACGGCTACTACCTCGGGATGCGCCCCGGCGATATTGTCGTCGGAACGATGTATACGTCTGCCGGCGCAACTGGTAATACCGGCGTTGTCACGTTCCAGGCATCGGTGATCGCTGTGACGACCGCAGGCGCGTCGGTTTCGACCGGCAGCGCCATGACCTCGACGTTCGGCTAAGTCGAGCGCAGTAACGTGGCATCGGGCGGCTCTTTCGGGGGTCGCCCGTTGTCGCGTGTATCGAACGATGTTTCACATGGAACATCGAAATCAAACAGGAGAATCAAATGTCCGATGCGACAACCGTTCCCTCGGGAACGCCCGTGACGACGAAGGATGAGCAGCAGGCAGCAAGGGTCAAGGCTCAGATGGTGGCTGGAATGACGGCGCAGCAAGGGCAGGCTGCGCCGACGCAACTGAAGGCAGTTCCGAGGAACATCCAAGTGCCGCCGAGCCGCGTGGCAGGGCTGGAATACGGCAACCAGATGTGGGCGGCAACGCTCGAATCCGGCTGGACGATGGACGACGTTCTCGACCCGAAGTTCTGGTCGTTGATCGCGCAGAAGCTCCGTCGCTACGACAAGATCATGGTTCGCGTGGACGACGGCGCGTGGTATGCCGAACTTCTCGTTACGCAGGTCGGGCCTGGATACGCCTTCGTGCATCCGATGAACTTCATCCAGTTGGACGGGGCGGTTACGCCGACCCGCGAGCAGGAGATGGAGGGCTACGAGATTCGCGAACTCGGCCCGCTGAAGAAGTGGTGCGTGATCCGCAAAGCCGACGCCGTGGCGATCCACGAAAAGGCCGAGTCGCGGCGCGATGCCGAGGCGTGGCTTGGTGAATACAAGGCGCGGATCATCCAACTCGCGGCGTCCAAAGCCGCCGCTGCATAGGCGTCAACAATGTAGGAGAGGGCCATGTCTGCTGACAAGCTGTCGCTTTACAACGATGCCCTGACGCTTTGCGGCGAACGAATGCTGTCCTCCCTCACGGAGAACCGGGAGCCGCGCCATCTACTCGATCAGGCGTGGGCTTCCGGAGCCGTGGACTTCTGCCTCGAAACGGGGCAATGGAACTTCGCGTGCGTGTCGATGGCGTTCACCTACTCGCCATCGGTCGTGCCGCCGTTCGGGTATCGCCGCGCTTTCGACAAGCCGACCGACTACATTCGGACGATGGCGGTTTGCACCGACGAATACTTTCGCCAGCCTCTCCTGCGCTACACGGACGAGGCCGACTTCTGGTTCGCAGACGAGGACTTAATCTACATCCGCTACGTCTCGAACCTGCCAGAATACGGCATGAACATGGGTCGCTGGCCGGGTTCGTTTGCCGAGATGGTGTCCTCATACCTTGCCGCGAAGATCGTGATGAAGGTGACGCAGGACGTGGCGAAGCGCGTGTTCGTGGCGAAGGACTACGAGGATCGCCGCAAGGAAGCGAAGTCGAACGACGCCATGAATCAGCCGACGACCTTCCCGCCTCGCGGGACATGGGTTCGTTCGCGAACTGCCGGCCGCAACGGATACGTTGACGACGGCGGATTCCTCACCGGGTCGCTTACGGACTAGCCGTGGCCGAGAACACGGCATCGTTCTACCAGCTAAACCGGGGGCTTGTCTCCAAGCTGGCGCTCGCCCGCATGGACATCAAGCGCACGGCGATGTCTGCCGAAGTGCAGACGAACTTCGTGCCGCGTGTGCTCGGCTCGATGATGCTGCGTCCTGGGCTTGAGTGGATAGGCGCGATCAACACGGAGTTTCTGAACAATCAGGCCGTATTCATTCCGTTTGTTTTTTCGACGGATGAAACGGCGTTGATCGAAATTACCTCCTTGACAATTCGTTTGTGGGTCAACGACGAATTGTTGACGAAGCCAAACCCCGCGACTGTCATGCTGAACAGTTCGTTTTCCACAGATTTCAAAGCCGACTTCACATGGACTTCGACTGCCGGAGTTACATGGATAAACAGCGGCGGGTTCAACGGCGCTCAATTCGTTGGAGATGGAACGACAAACCAGACGCTCGACCAGCTAGTTCCGGTAGGGATCAGCGTAAACGTCGTCCACACGCTCGACATTGGAATACTTCGCGGACCTGTGAAGATCAGGGTAGGAACTGCGCCGGGTGACGACAATTACATAGAGGAAACGACGTTAGAAACGGGAGAGCATTTCCTATCGTTTACTCCGACTGGAAATTTCAACATCAGATTTTTCTCGAATCTTCTTCGAGAGGTAAAGGTCGAGTATTGCGACCTATACCATACACAGCCCTACGTCGCATTTGGCTCTCCCTACGGATCGGACATCTACTCGGTTCGCTACGACCAGTCTGGCGATGTGGTTTATCTCGCCT